CGGAACGATAGTTGACCCTTCTAATTACTATTTAGTAGATCATTCTACACTTCAAGCACGTTCAGGCACAGCCTGGGCACCTTGCAACATTGAAGTTACATACACATACGGATCTCCACCTCCTGCGTCTGGCAAGGCTGCAGCGCGTACCCTTGCTACAGAGTTTATTAAGCTCTGGTCTGGCAACGATGACTGTGCGTTGCCTCAACGTATTACGGCTATCTCTCGCCAGGGTGTTTCCTACACGGTTCTTGACAACCAGGACTTTATTGACGAGCTACGCACAGGTCTATATGTTGTAGATCTCTTCCTTAAGTCTTCAAACCCAGATAAGGCACGTGCAAAGGCACGTGTATTCTCTCCAGACGTTCCTCGCGCTCGTCGTCACGTCCCTAAGCCTCTTTCTCTTGCGCCAAGTGTTCTTGACATGGTCATCACAGGGAAGGACGGCGGAACTCTCGACGTAAACATCGACTACATCAACGCCGCGTTCTTGGTAACAGATGACACATGGATACCTAACCTTAAGATCGGTAACTACAGCGGAACTAAGACAAGTGACCTTGGCTCAGGCGCCGTTTCTATCAACACCATCACTACCGACATCTCTAAGTCTGTCTCTCACAAGCAGCTTGCGGATAACATGGCGATTATTACCACGTCGACTGCCCACGGGTTCTCTGAAGGTGACTACGTGACAATCTCAGGCATTAACGCGACGTTTAACGGCTCGTACTACATAGCGGATGTTCCTACGACTACTACCTTTATGTACGTCAAGGTTGCGAGCAACGTTGCGTACGGCGCAGACACCGGAACGGCTCTTGTTACAAACGAGTCTCGCGACACACTAACATTATCGGTTCCCTACGCAGATGCATATGCCTACGCAGGCTTTGTTGACCCAGGTACGTGGGATCTCTATGCAGTAAAGGGAACTGAAACTGTGTATATTGCGTCCGGTAACCTATCACTTAGACTTGGCGCCGTACCGACACCTACGTACACACTAGACAACTAGGAGACGCAATATGCCAATTATTGACATCTCCACGGTTGACTCTAGAGCATTACACCTTAAGGATTTTCTTGACGCAGTTCTTGCCAAGGTAGTTGAAACCTACGAAGAATATAACATAGACCTGCCTTCACGTCGTTTTTGGTTAATGGGTGAGCCTGCGATTGACTGCGAGCAGCTTGCAGTATCGTTTGTTCAAATGTATCTAGGTCTTCCTGGAGATCAGGCAAGCCAACCGCAACGCTGTACACAGCCGAGAACAGCCGTGCTTAGCATCTCTGTATCTCGTCAGATTCCAGTAGTTGGAAATAACGGAAAGGCTCCTACGGGAGAAAAAATTCAAGAAGGCTCAGAGATTGCGGCAGTTGATTGCTACCTATTTATGGAGCTTATTCGTAAGCTTGACCAGTGGGAAGAGAACGAATACGGCATGGGCGTTATTGCAACTGTTGAGGCTGGTAATCCTGAGGGTGGCTTTGAGACCGTTCGTATGCAGGTATCTATGGTGGTTCCATAATGCCAATTACAGTAGTATTTAGACCTGCTGAGTTAGATACACTTCTTAACTCACCCGCCGGAACAGTAGGTAGAGATCTTAATAGTCGCGCACGCCGGGTAATGAGGGCGGCAAAGGCACAAGCGGGAGAAGATACAGGAAGACTAAAAAAATCTATCCATGTACGAAATCACAATAGGACTGGGACGGGGCAAAGTATAGAGGTTGGCTCTTCTTTAAATTACGCCTTACTGCACCATAACGGCACACGTCCGCACCTAATGGTTGTTAACAGAGATAAAATATTTAGATTCACGTCTGGCAGCCGTGTAATCTACACTCATACAATACGACACCCTGGAACACAGCCAAACAGATACCTCACCGATAACCTTTATTTGATAAGATAACCTAGAATTAAAGCACGTGCTTTAATAAAGACACCAACACAATACGGAGGAAGAAATAATGACCAAGTTCAAAGATTTTGGGTCCGAAGACACCGGCCAAAAAGAAGAAATATCTTTTAAGATTCACGGCGAAGAATTTTTTTGCCGTCCAGAGCTACAAGGAAAAGTTCTCTTAGACCTAGTTGCTAAATCAAACTCAGATGATGCAGCAGAGGCTGCTAACTCTATTAGCTTCTTCTTCAAGCATGCTCTTATGGAAGAAAGCTACGAGCGATTTAACGCTCTACTTCTACACCCTGACAAGATTGTTCAGATGGAAAAACTAGGAGAGATTAGCGCCTGGCTAGTTGAGGGCTACACCTCACGCCCGACTCAGGGGCCAGAAGTCTCCTCGCCTGGGGAATAGATCTCTGGCCCTACATTAATGGAAAAGCACTCGTGAACGGATTAAACTTAAAGGAAATGGAGGCAAGCGATATGCTCGACGTCTTGCACTACTTCTTTGAAGACGATCTGTTCTACTCGACTGTTGAACAGGCAGAGGGTAGAGATCGTTCCCGCGTAGCTATCTATCAAGACTTTTACAACTCTTCATATGCCTACTCGACAACTTCAGGTTCTACAGCCAGCGGAAAAGGCTACACTAAGAATTTTGACGACTACGAGTTTATATCAGAAGAGGAAGAAGAAAAGATAGTTCCTTTTGATCCTTTGCAAAAGAAAAAAGAAACTAAGCCTTTCATCAGACCTACAGTAGTAAATGCAGCAGCGGACCAGCCATTTGGCAACACGCTTGACGGACCGATTACTAGAGGATAAGAAAATTAAAAACCGAAAGGAGGTGAGTAAGTGGCGGTAGTTGGCGATGCGTATATAGTCGTAAAGGCTATAACGACTGGCTTTGAAAGAGACGTGCGTCGTTCCCTTAACGGAATTGACATCGGTTCCGACGGTGCGTCTATCGGTAACTCCTTTACAAAAGGATTTAACAATAGCATATCTAAAGGGCTAGGCAAGAATTTTAATTTCTCTGCTGGAGAAGCAGACGCGGCACGTTTAGCTTTTCAGTCATTAGTTAGAACAAGCTTTACACTTACCGCCGCCATCGGTCCTCTTATCGCAGGTCTTGGCTCTCTCGGTGGAGGCTTTGTATCTCTTGTTTCTATCCTAGGAGCTGCAACGCCTGCACTTGTAGTTTTGCCTGGAATACTTACAGCAATCGGTCTTGCGGCTATAACAACTGTCGCGGCGTTTAGCGGAGTAGGTAAAGCTGTCTCTGCTGGACTAAATCAGCAGAAAAAAGCAACGGAAGAAAACACTGCAGCAAAGATTGCAGCTGCCCGTAGAATTGAAGATATAAATAAACGTATTGAAAAGCTAGAAATAGACGGCCAGCGCCTAGAGCGTGACCGCATTAAAGATTCAATTGAGGCAGAACTAGACAAGGCAAAGGCAATTGAAGAAGCAAACGCAGATGAAGCTGAGGCGTATGCTAAACTAGCTTTAGTAAAAGAAAAAAATACCGAGTCAATGATTGATGCGAATAATCGCCTCAAGGACGCGCAACTCGACCTTACAAAAGCATTGGAAGATGGCCGTGAAGAAATTCAACAGATTGGCTTTGATGCAGAGGACGCAGCTCTTTCAGAGAAGCGCGCATCTATTACTCTTGAAAAGGCTCGTGAGACCTTACAGCGTACTCAAGATCTACCTCCAAATTCCCGCGCTCGTCGTGAAGCACAACTTGCGTTTGCTGAGGCTGAACTTGGTCTACGCCGTGCTAAGGATAAGAATAAAGATCTTCAAAAGCAGCAAGATAAGCTAGCTGGAGATCCTAAAAATACAGAAGGATATATCAACGCGCTAGAGCGTCAAGAAGAAGCACAGGCAAACGTTGCTCAGACAGCGCGTGATGCTTTACGTAGCCAGCAGGCAGCCGAGGCAAATATTGTATCTGTAAAACTAGCAAATACAGAAAAAATTCTTGCCGCAGAGCAAAAGATAGCTGATGTTAAGCAGCGCTATCAAGACCGAGAAGCTGACATTATTCGTCAAATCCAGGATGCATATGATGATCTTGAGCGAGCAATGGAAGATCAAGCTGCTGCTGCAAAAGGAATTGCTGGCGGAGTTGATGCCTATGCTAATGCGCTAAATGGTCTATCTCCAGCAGCGCAGAAATTTGTTAAATACCTTGTAGGAACTTTTATACCTGCCCTTAAAAAACTACGAGATGCGGCTGCAGAGTCTCTTCTTCCTCTTATACAAGAGGGGCTTGAAAAGTTAAGAACGCAGCTATTTGACCCATTAGAACCAATGCTTAAAAAGCTTGCAACTTCTATAGGTAAAGCGTTTAACTCTATTATTGACGCTATAGTCAAACCAGAAAACATTAAAGACCTTGAAAAGGTGTTCGAGCAGTCTGGATACATTGTTGAGGGTCTTGGAAAAACAATAGGAAGCGTCTACGATTCTATTCTTTCTATTCTGGTTGCTGCCGATCCTCTTATTCGTAAATTTACAGACTTCTTAACTAAGAAAACTGCGGACTTTGCAAAATTCTTAAACGCAGGACAGGCTAGCGGAGAGCTAGAGGCATTCTTTACCAAGGCAGGAAATATCGCTGCTCAGTTGAGCGGAGTGTTTGGAAATCTATTTAGTGGAATATCTAACGTCATCAGCGCCAACTTCCAACCTGGCGGCGGAGGATACATCGTCCTCGAGTGGCTAGAAAATATTACAGGTAAGTTTGAAGCGTTCTCGGGCTCGATAGCAGGCAAAAATTCCTTGGCAGAGTACTTTAAGGGAGCCGCAACCAACTCCATAGCAATCCTAGAGTCAGTAGGCGCATTCGTTAAGGAAATTCTTAAGGTAGGCGCAGACCCGAACGTTAAGGTATTCTTTGACACCCTAAAGGGCGGCGCTCCTATCTTTGGAGATATCCTTAAGTCGTCAGTCGAGGCAGGCCCATCGCTCGCTAGACTAGTAGTCAGCATTCTTAAGTTTACCAAGGCAACTACAGACGCGGGCGCAATTAAGATATTCTTTGACACGCTTAATACCGTCTTAACTGCAATAAATACACTCTTAGAAAATAAGTTTATTAAGTCTGTGCTTGATGCTGTAGGAAAGGTTTTAGCCTTTGGCTTAGCACTTGGCACCATCGGCAAGGTCGGAAACTTTGGTCTAAAGGTTGTTGCTGGCAGTCTACAAAATATCGGTAAAATAGTAGCTGCCATCGTACCTGCTCCCGTTCTTGCCAGCGTTAAGTCAGGTCTAGAAACAATCGCGCTTAAAGGTATGTACGCCTTTGATAAGGTAAAGCAAGGCGCTATAGACACCGCAAAGGCAATAGCAAAAGACATGGGCAGCGCACTTAAAGAAGGTGGCGCAAAACTTGCTGAGTTTGGCAAAGCAGCCGGTCTTGCTGCAAAGGAAGGACTAACTTTTCTTCTTGGTAAACTAAAATTACTTAGTGCCTTCCTTCTAACAACTCCTTTAGGACTTACAATTACTGCTATTACAGTCCTAGCAGGACTATTTATTCTTCTATACAAGAACAGCGAAACGTTCAGAACAGCTGTGCAAAACGCCTTTGAAAAGGTAAAAGAAGGCGCATCGATGGCGCTAGAGTGGATAAAGACAAACTGGCCACTTATCCTTGCGATACTTACAGGGCCAATCGGTCTGCTAGTTCTAGCTGTAGTAAAGAACTTTGATGAAATTGTTGCATTTGTTAAAGGTATACCGACAAAACTTAAAGACGCCGCGGTTGGCATGTGGACATGGATAACTGGTAGTCTCAGTTCAGCATACACTGCAGTGCAGACTAAGTTTGTTGAAATTATTGCTTACATTAAAACAATACCTGGAAAAATTGGAAACGGCCTTAGCAACATATGGAGCGGTTTAACAGATGGCTTAAAAACTGCATGGGCTAACGCAAAAGCCTGGTGGAACGCAAACGTAGCAAGCAAAAAATTAAAAATTGGTGGACAGACTGTCTTTAACCAAACTCTTCCAAGTTTTACATTAGGATTCCCTCAGCTTGCTCAAGGCGGAATTGTCCCAGCAACGCCTGGTGGAACAATCGCGCGTATCGGTGAAGCTGGACGTCCAGAGCGTGTTGAGCCTCTTGACCCGCAAGGTTTATCTAAGCGAGATCGCGCTATGATTCAGATGTTAGCTGGTGGCTCAGGTGCAGGTGCAACAATTAACGTCTACCCTTCACAAGGTATGAACGAGTCAGAGCTTGCGTCTATAATTTCACGTCAAATCGCATTCCAACTTCGTCGCGGAGGAGCATAACATGGCGAGAAATAACCTAATCGTCAACCCTTCGTTTAAGACAGACACAACAGGTTGGTCTGCCACAGGATCTTCAACGATTACTCGTATTACCACCGACGCGTTCTTTGGCTCCTCCTGCCTAGAAATTACGAAGGCCGCGTCTGCAAACTCCGGTGCGGTAATCGCATCTCGCATTGCTGTGACTGCTGGAACCTCGTATGCGGTTGCCGGATATGTAAAGGTACCTGCGGGAGAAGAAACCGGTGCCTTTCAAATTAACGTCGGCTGGTACACTGCCCTAAGCGGTGGTAGCCTTATCTCCACGACGTCCACAATCAGTTTAGAGAACACTCCAGGCGATGACTGGATAAGACTAATGGGCGTAATGACCGCGCCTGCATTAGCCCTTGGAGCGCTAATCTCGATTGTTCAACCGTTGGCTGGCACGGTTAGCAAGAAATTTTACGCAGATGCGTTTATCTTCGAGGCCGCATCCTACGTTGGCGAGTATTTTGACGATGTAACACAGGCAACTGAAAACAAGTACGTCAACCTAGGGCTTACACCACTGCCTATTCCTAAGATCACAGGAATGCAGCTTAACGCCGACGTTTCAATCGGAAGTCTTATTCTTAACACGGTAGATGAAAACGGCGTTGTCTGGGTATGCACGGATATTGAAGGTTGGTGGGTTCATCCTGAGCCGGAGGTACGTGATATTCCTCGCGGTTGGGGAGACGGATCCTACGACGTGCGCGGACGATACCAGGCTCGTCAAATTACACTTAACGGAGTCTTTCTTACTCCAGACCCATCGCTAATTCCTGTGTCAAGAGATAAGCTTATCCAAGAGACAGATCTTGTATACGTAGGCGGATGGTTAAAGACAAATGAAAATCCTACGAAGGCTTCGTTTGTTCGCCTGTCTGGTCAACCAGACATTCAAACTGTCAATGCTCGTGGACGCACAGAGTTTTCTATCGGCCTACGTGCAGCAGACCCTCTTAAGTACGAGTGGTATGAAGGACATGAACTAGGTTATCGCGAGGTGACGATTGCAGGAGAAGACTCCGGCACCGCAGGATCTGGCACAGGTACGGTTACAAATACAGGAAACGCATACTCACCCGTTGTGTTCGAGGTTACAGGTCCTATCGTTGGTCCTGCAACTATCCTTAACGAGACAACCAACGAGTCTATTACCATCATCGGCGCGCTGCGCGGAGTCTTAACACCTACCGTTTCTAACAAGGCTCTAACAGGAAACATTGCAACGCTAACAACCTCGGCTGCGCACGGGCTTCTCGCAGGCGACGTGGTAGTTGTATCTGGTGTTGATTCTACATTCAATGGTACCTTTACGATATTAACTGTGCCAACAACTACGACGCTTACCTATGCTAAAACCGCTACCAACGTAGTATCTGGAGCTGCCTCCGGGACGATTACATCTAGCGCGGATATTCTTGAGGTCGATACGCGTGACCACGAGGTTGCGCTTAACGGTGACGTGGTCGGCAAGCGCAGTCTTATCGATGTTCTTGCAGAGTGGACACTCTTAGCTCCTGGCGCAAACGTATTTAGTTTTTATGATGAAGGTGACCTAACAAGCTCTGCATCTTTAACTGTGTATTACCGCTCTGCATGGCTTGGATAGTATACAATGTGTTTAACGACGAATCTACTTAGTGAGGTATAACCCATGGCACTGTATCAATCAGACGCAGCCGTATATAGATACTTTACTACCGATCTTTTAACTAACCAGGTACTTGCCGAAATTCCTTTCAAGGGAGTTTCATTTGAAAGATCTATCAAGGCAGCGGGAAGCTTTGGCGGAACCATACCGGTTATCCCGGAGACGGCTTCAATGGATCTATACGAAAGCACCATGCCTGGAAAAACAGGACTTTACGTTGTGCGTGATAGCGAGTGTGTATGGGGCGGAATTATCTGGAATCGTAACTACAACGTCGTTGAACGCGAGCTAAGCGTCAGCGCATCAGAGTTTACCAGTTACTTTTTCCACCGCAATATCTGGAAGACATGGACACACGATTTTGGCGCAACCATCGTTGCATCAGGCGGAACACTAACTGGAACTTTAGAAGCCTTAGAGTACGACTTCCCGGTAAGCTCATCTGTTCGTCTTATATTTCCAGAGGTTTCTGACTTTCAATACAACGCGTACTACACGATAGCGTCATCTCCTACAAACTCGACGTTTACCATTACCGGAACATCCGTGCCTAACGGGACATACGTCGGTGTGACGGTGTACGCGCGTGTGGATACGTACGACTACGTACGCCAGCTGCTCGATGAGATTCTTGTTGACTTTAGCGACATAACATTTCCTAATACAGACATCGAGCCCGCGCTTACTACCAGTATACAAATTACCTCTATTACCGCGCCTTCAAGTATTACTACAGTTACTACCGCGTCTGCACATGACTTAATTCCTACGCAGACGGTGGAGATCTATAACGTGTCCGCTGGACTAGACGGTTTGTGGGATGTAACGTCGGTGCCTAGTAGTACTACCTTTACTGTTGCATCATCTTTGACATCCTCGGTAAAGAACATAACTAAAACAGTAACATCTAAGTCCATCACAGACTTTACCGCAACTATTACTACAAGTACCTCTCACGGTTTTGCACAGTATGACACGGTTGTGCTTTCTGGTGTTGATGACCCTGCCTCTCTTATCGTTGTGTTTGACGGCGAGTATCAAATTGTAGATATTCCAAGCGCAACTACGTTTAGGGTGTACGTCGCAGACAGTGACATGGTTGCGACGGCGGTAAGCGGTGGTACGGCGGTTGTTCAATCAACTGTAAACATCGGAACGTACGGACCGTTTCCTGGAAACTCTGACATTGACATCGCGTATTCAACAAACGCATATAGCGGAAAGAACGTGCCAAATAATTCATACCGTGGATTTGAGCTTCGCTCAGTCGGTGAAGAACTCGACGAGTACTCTGACACTGTAGACGGTTTCGAGTATCGTATTGACTGCGAGCTCGTGTATATCGGAGACATACCTACGTTTACACGTACGTTTGTTTTACTGCCTATTGATTATCCAAACCCTCCTGCGGAGGGAGAGGTGTCTCCACCAAGTCGCTATGGCGCAGACGAGCTTGTATTCGAGTATCCTGGAAGTATTATCGACGTGACGATGGAAGAGTCTGCCGAGGACTCGGCAACACGTTTCTTTGTTGTTGGAAATATCCCAGACCTCGGCGATGACATCAGCCAACCGTACGCTGTTGCGTCTGCTACTGATCTTTTATTAGCAGGCTGGCCTATCCTTGACGGAGAAGAAACTCGTAGTGAAGAGTCTGAAGAGTCTGCCTTATACGCTCACGCGCAACGCTATCTTGCGGAGTCACGCCCTCCTATCTCAGACATCAAGGTAAAGGTTAACGGATCTCTATCTCCTAAAATTGGAGAGTTTGTTCCAGGAGACTGGTGCTCCATTATCGTTGAAGACGAGTTTGTAAGAATGCGTCTTGCAAGTGATCTTGAGGTTCGCGATACGGTAATCGTTCGTAAGATAGAAGGATTTAAGGTATCAGTTCCTGACACACCAAGTTTCCCAGAGGAAACTGAACTCCTACTAGTTACAGAGCCGGAGGTTGACAAGATTGGCGAGTAGACGTAGACGCCGTAAGAGTATCGGCAAGGTAATAGTTGACGTTGAGCGTCGCGTTCGTCGTGTTGAAAAACGACCTGGTGCAAAACGTCTTAAGACCAACGTTGTAACAACCGAGAAGCTTGGCTATCGTGCGGTAACAACAAAGGTAATTCAAGAAGACGCAGTAACTGCAAACGAGGCAGCATTTGGTGTTACTGTAGTCTCTGGTACAGATCCAGACATCGTAAAAGAAGGTACAACTGTTGTTGACCCTACTACAGGCGCTCAAAAAGTATACAGCGAAAACCTTGAAGACTACATTCCTGTAACAGACCCTACTGCACAGGCAACGGCAGATTCTAAAAATGCTAGCTACTATCAAAACGATGCGCCAGCAGGCACTGCTCATGAAATTGGCGATCTTTGGATTGACACAAATGATAACGATAAGCTGTACTCGTGGGATGGCGACAGTTGGGAGCTAGCGCAAGACTCGGCCGCTGCGTCATCTGCCGCGACAACAGCGTATAACGCAGCGATAGCTGCACTTCAGCCAAGTGCAAGCACAATTGTAAATGCTAGCAACCAGATAACTGCGGTAAATACAAACGGTATAACTGTTTTCTCAGGCGGCTCTGCAACAACCGGCGCGCGTATCGTTATGAACTCTGCAGGTATCGCTGGTTTTGATGCAACAAGCACTAACGCTAGCACCGGCGCAACATTTTCGATTAGCGCATCTACAGGCGCTGCTATATTTAAGGGCAGTATCCAAAGCGGAAGTACTATTACTGGTGCGGAGATTACTGGTTCTTCTTTTACGTCTACTAACTATACAGGTGGCACAGGACTTGCGCTAGCTCCAACAGGCACTGGTAATACAATTTTATTTAACGTAAGCGGATCACAGATCGGAAGCATAGCAGCCGTAGCTGGGGGCGTTGTTATCACATCAGGTGACTCGTCACTAACAATGTCTTATGCAGGTGCTGTAATTCTAGATGGCGCCTATAACTCCATAACTCTTGCTAACGCGCCGTATCTTGAATCAAGTGGAGGTAACACCGGCGGCAGCTATGGCTCGCTAAGAAACACCTTTGCATCGTCTGCTGCGCCTGTCTCTGGCGACGGAGTTGACGGAGACGTCTGGCTAAGGTGGTCGTAAGATGACTGGGCATGTTAAGTCAGCTGGATCATGGAGAACTCTTACAAATTTATACGTAAAAGTTTCTGGAACATGGAGAACTGTAAGTACAGGCTCTGTCAAGGTTGCGGGGACATGGCGTACTTTTTTTACTTCTACTCTTACCCCTGCAATCGCGTCAACGGTAACAATCTCTCGCAGCAGCGCGACATACCCTTCAACTCTTACGGGCACTAACTTTAGCTGGACTAACTCTACTTCCCTAACGTATGTCTTTCAAAGTTCGTCTGATGATGTTAACTTTACAAACATAGGCTCCGCAGCAGTTATTAACAACCCTTCCTCAAGTTCTTCAAACACCGTTACCTACGCTCTTACTCTTCCAGACTTTCCTGCGTTTACTTCCTATTATCGTTTTGTTGTAACTGCGGTGAACTCTACGTACTCTACCTCCGCAACATCGACAAGCTCTTCTGTCTCTGTCTCTCGCCCCGCACCGATTAACACCGTTGCTCCTACGATCTCTCCTTCGTCAGGAACCGTAGGAGTTACTGAATATAGCGTGACAAGTAACGGCACCTGGGATCCTGTTGATTCAGACGGTGTGTATCAGTATCTATGGCAGTCGTCTGATAATCCTCCGACAAACACTGTTTTTATTAGCGCACCTGGAACTAATACGCTTTCTACCTACACACCTCCTTCTAACTTTTTAAGCTTAGGTTACTCTAGCCCAATCCGCTGTCGTGTAACTGCAGTAAATGCTAGCGGCTCTACCGCTGCATTCTCTAACACCGCTACCGTCTCCGCCGTTACGCCGACGGCCAGCAACCTTGCTACGTCTGATACAACACTAACACCGGGAACACCCTCCTCAATTACTGTTGCAAATACCGCAACTACTAACCAAGGACAGGTAACCTGGGCTAACGGCTCGAACGCAACTTCAGCGTGGGTATCATCTGTTACTCCAGGGTCTTCGTTCACTGGATCAGACGGCGGATCACTTCTGACATCACAGCTATTTACTATTACATCTTCAGCTACGGCGGTTGCTACCGTCAACAACAAGAACAACAGCAAGAGAGTTACTATCTCCTGGGATCAGTCAAATGCGGCTAGCTACAGCGTAAACTACACGATAACAAATGCCGGTCTTGCAAACGGAACGTATAACTCTACAGGTAACTCTACCGCTTCATCTGCAAGCGTCATTGTTACCCTTGGAAACGTCTCTGGCACGGTCCGCGCTAACTCTGTGACGGTCTACTCTAGCAGCGGTCAATCTGGTGTTTCTTCAACGTTTACTCCAGGATCTGCTCCGCAAACTTCTCCTACAGATAAGACAAGTTCTAACACAGGTAGTGGCTCTGTAACGTTTACACCATCTCCCCCCGTAAACACGGTTGCTCCCACTATCACACCTACTTCTGGTACAGCAGGTAGTACGACATACAGCGTCACTAGCGTTGGTTCGTGGACAAACTCGCCTACTAGTTATGCGTATCAGTGGCAGTACAACGACGGAGGTTCAACGTACATCAGCATATCGGGTGCAACAAGTTCTTCATACTTACCCCCTTCTAACTTTTTTTCTATCGGCTACGCTAGTCCTATTCGTTGTCGTGTTACCGCCTCTAACTCGGGTGGCGCTGGCAGTGCTGCCTTTTCTAATACCGCTAGCGTCTCTGCACCAGTATCTGTACCTTCAGGCGGAACAGTTTCAATATCTACAAACACGGGAAACTACGTTGTCGGGAGTACCATAACTTATGCAACCTCTGGATGGTCTGGCTCACCAACAAGTTATAGTCTAAGACTATATAACGGTACTAACCCCGTGCTAACTAGTGACCCTCTTAGAGCTTCAACTTCTAGCTCGTCTGGAACGTACATTATTCAATCAATAGACGTTCCAAACTTCTTTAAGGCTTTTGCAACTGCAACTAATTCTGCAGGCACATCCACCGAGGCTAGCTCCACACAGGTCGGTCCTGCGGTTGCTGCAGCAGGAGCAGTGCCAGTTCTAATATCACTAACCGGCAATAACTCTCTTGCGCTTGGTGGAACGTTCAGTTGGAGCTTCTCTAACTCTCCTACCGCGTACTCGCTATTTGTAACTGGCCCTAGCGGAACAGTATA